GATATGTACTTGGAGTAGAACCGTCGCCTAACTGACCGTCGTTTTCGCTAGGCGATAAATCATCGACAACGACGCCAGTAATATCATCGTCGTCCATGGTAAAATATAAATACGTTGTGGTTGTTGGCACTTATTAACCTCTTTTAAGCTGCTTTAAACCCTTACGTCTCGACTTCTTATCCACCGCATAGTGAATAGCAGACCTGATTAATTCAGCTTCAGTATTGCCAATCGCAAACCCTTCAGCATTAGCTTTATTCTTTATGTCCCTTATTGGCGCGCTCTTCATACGGTTACCCAAAGACTTCCCTTGATAACTATTAAACACTTCTTTACCGATTGGGTATAATTTTCTGATAATTCTGAACACTAACCATCCAATTTTTAGTACCGACGGTGATATCATTATTTTTTCCCTCCTGACTCTTTGTCTATCTTGTCTATGAAATAATCTATCTCGTGCTTTAAATTAGTATCTAAACGTTCGCCGGCTTTCTTCATAATGATATCGTCCAACATTGGCGTGTTTGAATAAAAATCACTAATTCTGGCACCGTAAAGCTCTCTTATCTTCGACCTACCTGTTCGACCCTTTTTGTATGCTTTTTTACCTCTTGGTGTTATAGTGTTTCCGGATTCTTCTACGCGCATGAATAACCCGATATGGCCGGAGCGGAGTTTTGGTATAAAGGCGCTCTTAAGCTTCTTACGTTTACGGGCCTTTAGAACTTGAACATAAATGGATTTAGCGAACGCTTTTTTATTGCCTCGTTGGTTAGAGTAGAATATCAACGGTAGGTTTTTACTCGTGCATTCCAACTTACCGTTTAGATCTTCTTTTGTCACTTTCTTCACATGCCATACTCTGTTCTTTTCAGACGCCTTAAACCCAGGCGAATGCGGTCCCGTTTTAAGTATGTTTTTTTGTAGATTGATGTATTTGGCCATCTCATCGACAGAATCTTTGATTAAACCGCCTGTTCCTTTCGCTGTCGCGCTGCCTGTCATAGTTTTATTAATCGCCCAGACCATTGGGTTTATACCGCGCTTGCCAAACTCTTTCACCAGCGCGCGTACTGAGTCTAACTGTTCCTGATTAATTTTTATTTCTATCGTTTTATAAGGCGTCATTATCCTACCACCGATACCATTACACTTGCACCATCATTGGTCAACCCACCCTGAACAGTGTAAGTGTTTGAATCTATTGTTATCGTGTCACCACGAATAGGATCATCGGGCGCTATATCCGCGCATATCAACTCCATTATCTTCATATCAGACGTCATATGAGCGAGTAAATCGTCTGGCAAGAACGCCAATTCAACATCCGGATCTACATATAAAGATATAGGATCGCCACCTGCCAATTTCTGATAGGTGGCGATTACTCCTATGTTTTCTATGATATCTCGGGCTGCCTTAACAAAGACTGCATTAATTGCCATCGAATATAGGCGCTCCTACGTGATCGCGTATGGAGTTTCCTGTATCATCTAAGATTCGGCGCTTATCAGGTTCAAGTAAGTAAACGGGAATTAAGAATATTTTCTCCAAGATCACTTCCCTCAATGGCAAATGTGTCTCACTTCCATTTACGCCTAATCCTTGAATCATCTTAACACTCCACTAACAATATCAATAGTATATGCATTTACAGCAGTGAAGGCCGTTGGCGTAACACGTATGTCGGAAGCAAAAGCTGAAAACTGGTAAAGGTAGGGTCCGTTGACCATGTCGATTGTATGTGTAAGATCGACGTAATCCTCCGCTTCAGGACTTTTAAGTCCGACAGTTAGTGTTCCGGCAGAAGGCGCTGAACTATTTCCTGTGATAGTAGCAACGTTGAGCTGAGTACCTTTGTTAAGATCCTCAGCTACAAACGTCCCTACTTGATCATAAAGAATGAATGTACCGGCAGCGTTACCAGCTTCCCACGAACCGGTGTTAACGGTTACACCGCCAATTCTGGCCGTTGCTCCCGATATAGCTCCAGTAAGGGTTACGCCGACAACTAATTCGCCAGTACCACCGGATGCAAATGCAATGTACCTACCAATCGATAGCTGCAACTGATGAGTTAATACGCTGTCCGGTATGGTTAGATGGACAGCTTGAACTCCGTCAGCTTGCGTTTTATTGCTAACTACTTCGTGATTGATAGCATTCATAAAATCTAATCCTCTAGGGTTTAGCTGGTTTTAGCGTATACCCTGACTATTAACTCAGGTCGCATGACCATATGCATTGGATTCGTCTCAAACCAGAGATCGATTCCTGACTCATCATCTCTCATCCTTTGCCATGCGTAGTTCTCGATGCCCGGCTTGTTTATTGTACTGAAACGATTAGCCGGAGCCCATATGGATCTGAACATCTGGGTTGTACCTGTGGGGTAACAATAACCGTATTTAGATGGAATAAACTTATGAGCTACGCCGTCTCTGTCGTCGGCAGTTCCTTCATACTCTTCAAATACGATACCGCAAAATTCAAAGCGATTTCTCATATCTGATCTGTAGAACTCACCCTCTCTCCAACGATCCCAGGCGGTTTTCATTTCAGCGTACTGAGTAATGGCGTCGAAAAAGTCTTTATCAACGTAACAATGATAGCCGTTCATGGTCTCGCCTTTGAGATGAGTTTCCATATAACGTTTAAGTTCCAATATAGGCTTACGGGGATCTTCAGTACCGGTAACGTCAAACGTTACGGTTTTCTGCTTCATCAAGAACTCTTCATACCAGTTAAATAACACAGTAGCACCATCGGCGTCTAACACAGAGCCGGATAGCGCCGTGACTCTTTGATACTCTTTAGTGATCGCGTACTTGTCCTTGGCTGTTTGAAGATGGTCAGCCATAATATCGGCTAAAGCGATTAGCCTGTCTTCAGAACCAAAAGCCCTAATACCTTCTAATTCCTGGGGAAGAATAACATCGTGAGCGGGAATATGAGGAATGACTAAAGAACGGAGATTTCTTAATCCGCGGTTAAGCTCAGATCCGGGAGCCCCAACAGGCTTGGTTGGTAATAAATTCAATACACCATCTTTCATCTCAATCAGGACGGTCCTGGTGTTGGACCCTTTTTCTTTAAAAATCCCTGATTGATTAATTCGCCCGTAATTATTGGGCAGAATTGTTATCGCTTCTACCATATTAACTAGGGTATAAGCATTACCTTCATCAAATGGGTTTAACATTGGCATTGAAATTCACCTCCTTTTTATGCGTAATCCCTTACTATGATTCCTAAAGCAGCCAGTTCAACAATAGCTGCGGCTTTTTGCGTAGCAGTAGCGCCGGCGGGCCATACAAGTCTGGTGCTGACGATTCTTGCTCCTCTGACAACAGCGACACCACCAAGATCTGAAGCGGCAACAGCGGTTGAATCTCCGCCAGCATCGTTTGTCGCGACATTGGTATTGCCGGCAACGTTGAGAGTTTCACCGGCAGAGAACGTACCTGACTGCTCTTGCAGTGTAAATACGCCTTCAGCAGTACCAGCGGCCCATGTACCGCCTGTGAGAGTCATGGATACAACAACAGCGGTAGTGGCAGAGGTATTACCGGTTAACGTGTCACCGGGAAGCACTTCATATGTACCGCCTGAAGTATACGCTAATGTCTTAGTTCCTGGGGCGGAAGCGTCATAAGCCGCCCAACATAATCCCATCGCGTGCGCGGTTCCGTCAACGCCGGAGAAGTTAATCTCTCTGACTTGAAGACCACCGGCAGGAACAGTAACAGTGAAATAATCTTCAAGCGAGAAATCAGTACCGCCATCATTGATGGTGAAATTAATTTGATTATGTGTAAAAGCAGTACCGCAAGTTGCGATACCGATTAAGACACCGTCGGGATCTCGAACTTCAAAATCACCTAAGTTTCCGACAACTTTCACGCAGCGAATCTTATAAATACCTACTTGAACATCAACGCCGGCAGTAACGGTAGTCATAGTACCATTAGCTCCGGCGGTGGCAGTTAAGGTACCGGTAGTCGGACAAGTACCAGCGGCAACTCGCCCTAAAACCTCACCGACAGCTAATTCTTGTCCGGCAAGTACAACAACTTCATCTCGGGACATCTTATCAATTTCTTCATACCGCAGAACATCACCGAGAGAATAACCTTCTCTTAAAATACTAGGCATGTTACTTCACCTCCTTTAGATGCCGCGATTTTGCCATGTAGCCTTGGTTTTCGCGGCACGTTGTTTACAGACTTCTATTAACGGGTTAACAGTGGATGCATCATTCGGTTTAGGATTAATTATATCCTGAGCTTTTGATCTTTCCGCGAGTGCGTCGAGAATAACAGCATTAACATCAACAATGCTTTTACCCTCTTTGATGAACCCCTCTGCGAGTTCAGGAACATTATGAACACCACAGATATTCGTAATCTGTGTTATTCTGGCTCGCTCTTCAGCAATCTTCTCTTCTATCTGAGAAGGTGCCTGAGCGGTTGTAGCTTTCAAGGCATTGATAATTTCTTTATCTTCATCGCCCTGTGCTTTTAGTTGACCGAGCTGCAATTCAAGCTGTTCAATGCGTTGAGCATCGGCTTGACTCTGAGCATTTGGAATGATACCGGGCATAATCTTACCTCCTTGTTGATATTGTAAATGGTCAATTACTTCCGAATAACTAGCTATCTGAGAGGCGAATCCGACCTGAACCGCTTTCTCGCCGATATAATCACCAGCTTCAGTGTCTTTGATAGCTTGTTGTGACAATCCAAGATTACGAGCAACGGTAGCGGTGAATAATTCATACGTGCCGTCTACTCGTTCTTGAAGATCCTTACGAGCCGATGCTGATAGAGGCTCGTGAGGATTTCCATCATTCTTTTTAGCCCCGGCATAGATTGCCGTATATTCAAGGCCTGCTTTTTCATCAGCTTTGACTTGACTACGATGTAATGCGATGACGCCAACAGATCCGACCATACCGGTTCTTGGTATAAAGATATTACCAACAGCAGACGCAATACCGTAAGCGGCTGACGTGGACATTTCGTTTATATAAGCAGCCATGGGTTTTATACCGCGAGACGCGTAAATTTCGTCTATAAGCTCGAATAGCCCGGGTACTTCACCTCCGGGAGAACGGAATACCCATAGGATTGAATCATATCGAGAATCACTCAAAGCCATCGCATAGGATGACCGTATACTGGAATACGACTGTATGCCGGATAGAGCATCAGCGAATCCACCTTGATGTACCAATGTACCGTTAACGTGAATTACAGCTACATTACCCGCTTGTTCCGGGAAACTATCATCTTCACCAGCACTAGGGTATGAAGATATGCTATCCGCGTTTATTTCTATTCGATCGTTTAAAGTGGCGATGATTTCCGCCATGCGGTTATATGTTACCAGTAACGGGGTGTTGAATATCCTCGCCGCTATATGGGGTAATTTATAAAGTGACATATTAACCAGCTCCTTTCGGTTTAGGCTTCGGTTTTGGTTTTTTAACGGGAGCCGTAGCTGGCGCGCCGGGCATACCTGTTATCGGATCATCAGGTTTATTAACGTTCGGCTCAAATTGCAGATCAAGCTTCTTTGATCTTTCATTCTCTTCTTTAATCTCACGGTCTAATTCGTTTATGTCGCGGTTTGACGTTGATTCTACAACCATCTCGCGAGATTTTAACCCACCGCCGATCTCTAATAGAGATGTTTCTACATCTTCTTTTGGATCTACATATGCCCAGGCATCGGCGATCCAAAGCGCGTTGATATATTTAGCGCGGTTTACGCCGTAATCAGATATATTTATCGCCCGTGATAATACAGCTATGTCTAACCATTTAGCTAAAAATGGTCTACAAAACTGATGAACTATTATGTTGTTCTGAAATGCCTCACATCGTCGGCGGAATTCAACAAGTCCGGCACGGATAGAAGAGAAGTTAACGTGAGTGAGGTCGCCGGTTAACTGTTCGTAAGTTACTTGCCAACCCATCGCAAGCTCTCGTAATTGTTGAGTAAGCCAGACTTGATAGTTCGCGCCGACATCGGCTGGCTCCGCGAATTTAATATCATTTGCGCCCTTACGCATGTATTGAATAAGTCCAGGCTCTAGTGATGCAACGGTTATCTCATCACCGTTGGCGTCCGTTATATCTTCGTTCTCTCCGGGAGACCTTGAGAGATCCGCGTCGCCGGAATCCGAGAACACAAACGCACTAAACATTGCAGCAATCTTCTTACGCGTCAGTTCAGCATCTTCGTACTCATCCAATTGTTTTAGCCGTGTGATAAGAGTTGAGAAACGCGTAACACCACGTATTTGACCGGGGCGAAGAGGTACAAACACATGAAGCATATCTTCCGCGGGTATCCGTATCGTATCGCCGGTATAAGCCCATATTCTTGTAGCTGTCTCTCCCGGATGATTCTTATATACATGATATGCCTTACGTGTGTTATGATTATCAAACTCAATACCTAATTGTATTACGCGGTTTCGTGATATATATTCAATGTTAACATTCTTTAACATATCCGGCTCCATCAAACGAATCTGTAAAGGAACAGGGTTGTCTTTGAGTTTTTTAGATACAAGAAGATGAACTAAGACATCACCGGATAAAACAACAGTACGAACGGCCAATGACTGTAAACCGTAGAAGTCTAATGTATTGTCGGCATCCATATATGGAGTTGATAAATTCCATAAGTCTAAAATTTCTTTATTTTTATCTTCGTTATCGGACTGCCATCGAGGTCTAATACCACGACCGACAGCGTTAGATACGTATGAACCTACAGCGTTCTCCGCAATAGGGTTTTCTCGTGTGAGTTTCCGGGCTCGCGCCCTGAGATTTGCAGCATCTTGACCTACAATTGTATTTGGCCCGTTAACTGATAATCCCCAATTAGACAGCCGTCTACCTGTAGTAGCACCATCATGCGTATGCGCTTGCATTGTAGGTTTGTCGGTTTTTAATACCCATTTAGCTAATGATATTAACGGTTGTCTCCAATTCATCTGTCATATCCTTTAGAGGTTTGCGCGTATCGATACCGTTTACCCGTAGTGTTACTGGCAATCTCTTCCTGCATTACACCGCGAAGGTGTTCGAGTCTACTTATATCTGCTTGGCCGTATTCGATTGTTTTATTATTTATTGTTACCCGTACTGCACGTTCACCGGTGGCCAATGCAACTATCGCCGCTTCTACAGACGTGAGATCTGCGCTGCTATACGCCATTGTTATACTCCTTTAAAAGGTTATAATAACTAACACGCTCCCTGGCTCTTTGTATTCTTGATTTATTAAGCGATCCGGATCTAAATGTCGTACCGCAATAATGGTAAACAATGTTGTCTACCATGAAATACAGATAGTAGCCGAGGCGCCCCGTCCATTCACAGAGCCACGCGTCTCCGTAGAATTGAACAAGTTGCGACGGAATAGGCGGTATTTTATCCAGTACAGTCCGCCGAATAAAGAACGCCCATCCGGATCTTCTCTTGCCTTTATGACATCTATTTAAAGTAGTAAAATGACTAGATACTTTATCCCGATTACCCGGAGCTGTGATGCCGATACCGCAGTTAAGCTTCGTATCAAAAAGATTTTCCGCTCTCCTTAAAAAATCCGGGTTAACAATAATGTCATCATTAATTACACAAACAATATCTATATCAGTACGTAAGTGAGAAAAACCAAGCTTCCACGAAGCATTAACGGGCATGGGTGATTTTCCTGAAGGACGTATTTGTTGAGATGCGTGAATAGGGCTTACGAATCCTTCAGATGTATTGTCAATAATAATGACTTGATCCGGTTTGCGCGTAACCGGGGCGTTTAACTGTCTCAATACGTCATTACCCATTTTAGCCTGAACTACGGGAATTATTACCGCTATGTTCATTTGTCTTTTTCACCTTTTTTACCGATTGGTATTGGAGCTTTGATTTCTGCTTGTTTCGAGATTTCGTAGCCTGTAGTCCGTATTGGAAAAACTTGGTATTCCGGCTTAACCAACAAGTATTTCTTCCGGAGGTAGTCTTTCGCTTCCTCAAAATCATCCGGAAGTTCCGTAGTAACAGAGCGGCTAATATGGCAGTAAGCGTTAATAATGTAATTCCGCAGATCGCGCATACGGTATTGTAAGCAAAGATCAGCGCCCAATATAAAGGCTGACGGAGAATTGTCATCAAAGAATACATTGTCTTTCCTTGTTATAATAAGCATTTCGTTTAAAGTAGATGCTGCTTTCGGTAAACCTATTGAAGATCCCCAAACTCGTCCGCAGCTACGTACATAGCCGGAAATCTTACCACCTGACACTCCCGCGACTCCGAGAGCACCAAAGTCGGAATCTATCTGAGTTATACGAGTAAGAGACAGCATCATGTCGGTATACCAGGTGTCGGGTAGGAATATATGTTGATCGATGAATCCGACGTGAGTTGTTTGCGACTGCATTTTTCCGGTATTGTATGCGGAGGCGATATTGAACACTTCTTCGTCTTTATGCTGCTTGAATAGTTTTAATTCACATTGTTTTTCTTTTATTGCTCTGGATTTTAATAAATTGTCTCTCAGTGTGTCTTCGTCCGTCACCGCGCATACGAGTGTTAATTGCATTGTTTAATCCCCTTTACATAAACGTTAAACCCGGTCGGTGACGGTTTACGATCACGGAAATATCCACGATCGATGACTAAGATACCGACTGAATTAAGGTGATTGGTTAATTTTGCAAGATTGAATCCGTTTTTATGTATTTCACCGGGACCGCGATAGCCGCCGTAGATTGGTAAGAGCCAGCGCCAATCAGTGCACTTTTTGGTGAAACTGCTATCTAGTATCTCTGATTCCTCTATAAGGTTCTTTGCACAACGAATAATGTCCGGTGTGTAGATTTCGATAATGCCGTTTGGTTTTAGTACCCGAGCCCAATCACGTAGAATGCGATACCATTCTTCCGGGTGAAAATGTTCAATTATATGTTCAGCGAGAATTTCATCTATTGTGTTGTTATCATAAGGCAATGATGTTGTTAGATCGTGTAATATGTTTGCTTTTGTATTATGAAGATCAATGTTTGTGTAATTTTCTAATATTCTTTTACCACAGCCAAGGTTAAGCTTTATACTCATATATATGTCCCCTTTAGTTTAAAATCCGGCCCTGTTAGCTCAAAATGCGGCAGGTCGGTAAACCCTTGATATATCAAAGTGCGTTGTGATTTACGCCAATTACCGCCCCAACGAATCAATATACCTAATTGCGCCGCTATACCTACAACAATTCCGGCAAAGTGATAGAACCTGTTTGAATCGTTCCAATCAACCGGATATGGTATAACATCGACTGCCCAGGACAGTGGTGTTACGTTATGGCGGGAGAATTCAACTGTTGTTTTTCCTTCAGCGAGTAAAAATCCTTGTCGCTCGATAGACCGTTGACCTTCTTTAACGGAGCAATCCCAGATTTTTATAACCTCGCCGAACAGTTCTTGTAAATATGGATGACAGGTACTAAGGTTTTTTAAAGATGTTTTTCCGAATTCCGGCATGAGTTCTTCATCTCCTATTTCCTTGTATACATATATATGTTCAAAAAAATACAGTTTTGTGCTTTTCGCATTTAACTGTATTATCTTCTTGTCATATTCGATAAGTATTTAGATTTTACACTATTTGGGTTTTGTTTTGGTTTAGTTACGGATATTGGAGTAGGAGACGGTTCCGGTATTGTTTTTGCTTTTAACAGATCTCCGATATCTTGTTCTAATCTATGCCAGTCTAATCGGTAAAGTCCGGCGTGGATTGCGGCGGCATACGCGTAGACAGTTATGTCAAGGACTTCATTACGGGAACCTGAAGGTAGGACCCACTCTTTTACCGGGAAGCCTTTGACATAGCGAGTTGTTAGACGTTCGGAGACAAACTGTTCATAGAAGTCGTCGTCAAGGCCTGTTGGTGTGTGAATCATCGCGGTGGATGTCGGAAGTCCTGTTTTGAGTTCGTCCTTTAACTGTACGCGAGAGTAAATAAGGTATTTCGCCGTATCAGTTCCGATAGCGTAGAGTTCAACAGCGCCCTTTGTTATTCGTCCGTTAGGGCTCGTTACATCCTGCATGGTTGGTCGGCCTATGATTTGTTTGCCGCGGATTGATGAACCTTTGACGGCGATCACTCTCGGAGCTCTGGGTTTAACGTAATTGTAGACGAGCTGAGTTTGATCGCCGGAATCGACTGCTGTACAGCCTATGCGGAGATCAATGCCGGACGAGTGTGGAAATGGTTTATTACGTAGTTCATCGAGTTCTTTCCATACTTGAGGTTTTGCCGTGTCGCCGAAGATTTCACCGTAGAATATGACCCAACATTCTTCTTCGCGTCCGAATGCAAGGATAATGACAGCTAGACGGTTGAGTTGAACATCGACGCCGGCAACAAGAAAGAGACCGCCTTGAGGTACTGTGTTGAGGCGATAACCCCCGGCGCGGGATTTTATAGCTACCCAGTTAGGTTGTTCACCTTCAACCTCGAAGGAAAGGCCGAGACGCGTGTTGACCCAGACTTTTAGTTTTTCCGGTTTCTTTTTAGCTTCGAGGAACTCCATGGCGATCTTTTTCCATGTCACCCAGCCGAGAGGTGAATACATGGAGTTGAGTTGGAAACCACGATAGAGAGTGATTTCCGGATATTTCGGTACCCAGACGCCGTGTTCGAGCATGAAAGGTTTATTGTGTTCGTCTATGCGTTTATGGCATTTACGGCAAAGATACCAAGCATCGGACACTTGAACGGATTTGTGTTTATGGGAGAATTTAACACCGTGATCGAATCCCGTACCGCCCCAGACGAGTGGTTGCATTTCATCGCAGTGCGGGCAGGGGACGTAGTATTCGCATTGGTCAGTGATGGAATAATCGTTATCGACACGGGAGAGACCTTTGACCGTTGGCGTTGACATTAAGAGCCACTTGCATGTGGCGGAGAAGGAATCGGTGCGTTTTTTAGCCAGATCGCCCGGATCACCTTCACCGCCGACATCGGCTTCATAACCGTCTTCATCGTCAAGGATAAGGATCTGGATAGAGGCAGAGCGGAAAATGGCAGGTGAGTTCGATCCCATGAATGTCCAGAAGCCACCGGGGAATTCTTTTATGAAGATGGAATCTCCGCCACGCGCGTTCACGTCTCTGATCTTTGCGTGGAGCCATGGCATCTCGCGGAGAGAGGTTGCCACCTTGGTTTTTGAATGACGTTTAGCCAGTTCTGTTGTAGGAAAAACCATCATGCAGGGTCCCGGTGCGATGTC